GAGGGCTCTCAAGTACTGCACCTGCTGCCACATGTTCGGACTGCACGAGTACCAGGACTGCTTGTGCGAGAGGTGCGCCCCGTGAGTGAATACACCTACAGATCCCAGGTCATCAAGGCGCTCAAGCGGCTGCGCACCGACCCACAGGCTGTCGAGAACTCGGCCAACCCAGGGTGCCCAGACGTGGAGTGCCTGCGCGGTTGGCTGGAGCTGAAGTACCTTCCTGGCTGGCCGAAGCAGCATGACACGACCGTCGTGATCGACCACTTCACGCAACAACAGCGCAACTTCCTCCGTCGTCGTTGGAATGCAGGCGGGGGTGCTTGGCTGCTTCTCCGCGTGGGCTCCCGCGGTACGATTGAAAATCTGCTTTTCGATGGGCCGACCGCCTGGGAGTTTGTAGGACGCGTTCCGCGTGATAGACTGGTGAGCCTTGCAATACTGCATTCATATGGGCGGATCTCCGCCACAGACATGGACGAGATGCTCAGACGATGACGGATACCCCGGCAGCAATTCAGTTCCTGAAAGATTTCGAGCCTGCTGGTCTCTGGGTTCTCACCTCGATCGCCGTCGATCGCAAGTCCATCGCTACCGCCACCTTCGGTCCCGACTCCGTCCAGGAATGCGAAGAGTGGATCGAGAAGTACAACGGCACCCGGAACATCTACTTCCACGTCAACCCAACCATCGGGCCGATGGACAAGAAGGCGCTGCGCGAGGACATGCGCGGCATGCGCTGGCTGCACGTCGACGTCGATCCGCGCGACGGGAAGAACCTGGAGAATGAGCGCGAGCGCGCCTACCAGAGCCTGATGAGTCCGCCGGCTGGCGTCCCGAAGCCCACGGTGATCGTCTTCTCAGGCGGTGGCTACCAGGGCTTCTGGCGGCTCGACCAGGAGTTCGAGATCGGCGGCGACGTCGCCCTGGCCGAGACAGCGAAGCGATGGAACCTGCAGCTGGAGCTGCTCTTCGGCGCGGACAATTGTCACAACGTCGATCGCATCATGCGTCTGCCTGGAACGGTGAACGTCCCGGACGCGAAGAAGCGCAAGAAGGGTCGGACCGAGGAGCTGGCCGAGGTCAAGGTCTTCGACCAGTCCCGCGTCTACTCACTCAGTCAGTTCACGCCGGCCGCACCGACGCAGAGCGCGGACATGTTCGGTGGCTCCTCGCAACCGGTCGAGATCAGCGGCAACGTCGCCCGCATCGGCACGATGGAAGAGCTGGACGAATGGGACGTGCCGGACCGCGTGAAGGTGATCGTCGTCCAAGGCCGTCACCCTGACGAGCCGCCCAAGGAAGACGATTCGAGATCGAGCTGGCTCTTCGACTGCGTCTGCAATCTCGTTCGCTGCAAGGTGCCCGACGAAGTCATCTTCTCGCTGATCACCGATCCAGACTTCGGTATCAGCGAATCCGTCCTGGACAAGGGCTCCAACATCGAGTCCTACGCCATCCGCCAGATCGGGAAGGCCAAAGAATTCGCGATCGATCCGAAGCTCGCGGACATGAATGACCGCTACGCCGTGATCGAGAACTTCGGTGGCCGCTGCCGGGTGATCGAGGAGCAGATCGACCCGATCCTGGAGCGCGCGCGACTGACGTCCATGGGCTTCGGCGACTTCAAAAACGCGCATATGAATCGCCGCGTCGAAGTCGGCGCCGACAAGGACGGGAACCCGAAGTACATGCCGCTGGGCGACTGGTGGCTGAAGCACCAGGAGCGGCGTCAGTTCAAGCGCGTCGTCTTCGTGCCCAACCGTGAGGTGCCGGACGCCTACAACCTCTGGCGGGGCTTCTCCTGCCAAGCTCGCCCTGGGCGATGGGACAAGCTGAACGAGCACATCCGCGAGAACATCTGCCTGGGCAAGGATGCGATCTACGAGTACCTCATGGGCTGGATGGCCCGGATGGTGCAATACCCTGGCGAGCCGGGGCAGGTCGCGGTCGTGATGCGTGGCGAGCAGGGCACTGGGAAGTCGTTCCTGGCGAAGCAGCTCGGGTCGCTCCTGGGCCGTCATTACATGCAGGTCGGTCACTCCAGCCAGCTCGTCGGGAATTTCAACGCGCATCTCCGGGACTGCGTTTTCCTCTTCGCGGACGAGGCCTTCTACGCCGGCGACAAAAAGCACGAAGGCGTGCTGAAGATGATCGTCACCGAGGACACGATGGCGATCGAGGCGAAGGGCGTGGACATCGAGGTGGCGACGAACTGCCTGCACCTCATGATGGCGTCGAACCACGAGTGGGTCGTGCCTGCCCACAGTCGGAACGAGCGGCGCTTCCTCGTGCTCGACGTGAGTGAGGCCCACGCGCGGGACGGGGACTACTTCGAGGCGATTCAGAAGCAGATGGATAACGGGGGGCGAGAGGGACTCCTGTACGAGCTGCTTAACATGGATCTGTCTCGCTACGATGTACGTGCCGTGCCGGGAACCAAGGCGCTCCAGGAGCAGCAGACCCAGAGCTACAGCACCGAGGAAGAGTGGTGGTATTCGAAGCTCTGCAGCGGTCAGATGCTGAATGACGATCCGCATAGCGTTCCCTGGCCCCAGGTGGTTTTGAAGCAGACTCTGATCCAGGACTACCTGGAGTACACGAAACGAAAGAGCTTCCGCAATCCGCTCAACGATGTCCACCTCGGCCGCTTCCTCGCGAAGGTCGCTGGTCCGAAGACCGGCAATACGTCGGTCGCAGAGGGCCGCCGCAAGGTCTGGGACTTCGGGACGCTGGATCTCTGCCGCTCGAACTGGGTGAAGGTCTACGGCCAGGGCGATTGGCTCGGGGCGGACGAGGAGCTGGAGATCAACCTCCCCAACACTGACCAGGAGATTTTCTAATGCCGTTTGAATACGGGGGTCAGACTTGGCCTGACCTTCCGCCGACCGTCACTCGAACCCGGGAGATTCGTCTGCTGCATCCGACGCCGGATGACGTTGACGCGTACCAATGCCGGTGGCCGAACGGAGAAGTCCTGACCGCCTTCCGCGAAGGTCGCGTCATAGTACCCCGCCAAGGGGCGACGCCATCGACGATGGTCATGGTGAAGGACGCCAACGGCATCCACACCGGCACCCTTCGCATGATCCTTCTGCCTGGGCAAGATCCTGCCGGCGAGGTCCGCTGCAAGGCTGGGCGCTTCGACTACCCGGAAGGCCAAGGCCCTGAGCTGTTCTATGACCTGACCGCCTATCGAATGTGGAAGGCCGCGAACCCCACGCTCGGGGAGCCGACGAGGACGATCACCTGGAGCGAGTGGAGTAACCCACAACCGCTCGGGGTGGTCGAACCTGACCCTGTACCCGAACCTGCGTTCATCTTGCTGTTGGGGATCGGACTGCTTGGGCTATGCTTCGCCGCATGGCGTCGAAAGACTCAATAAAGGCGATCAAGAGGAAAGCTCGAGAGATCTTCCGGGACATGCCCAGGGGAGGTTTCCACGAGCGCAAAGGCTACCGTCGAGACGGTCGAGCCACGGGTGATGAAATTGAAGAAGGACTATACGAGCGTGACTGCGAGAAGCTGGAGCGAGGCGAGCCTGATCTCGTTGAACGAAGGGGACGCCGCGATCGTCGCGAAAGCTGACGGATCGGTCTGCCTGCATATGCCGGGGGACATGGAGGCCGTATCGCTGGGGCACGCTCACGCGATGCTGATGTCGATGGTTCTCTCTGGGACGCCCGGCCTCGAACAGATCTACCGCGCGCTATGCGAAGCCCAGGGGCACAGTCTCGACTGTGCGAACGCGCCCGAGGACGTCGTCCACTAGACGGCGTAGGGCTCCAGGCCGGTGTCGTAGAAATCCATGATCAGTGTAACAGGCTGGTTGTTGCCTGCGGTGTTCGTGATGCGAGCGAGGTAGGTGGTGCTCGACAGCAGGATGTACTCTTCAAAGCTCGAAGAGCTGCCACCAGCTGAGCTGCCGCCTGCGCCGCCCCCGGTGAAGCCGAGGAAGATCGGGGTGCCGACATCGGTGATGGTCGGTCCCGAGGTGAACGTGCCGCGCGCTACGCTGGGCGAGCGCCGGTTGCGGTTGACCGGAGTGACTGCGGT